GACAGAAACTTTCACAGCACGTTACACACATGAAACAATTGCACTTGGTTTTGCAATCACTGAGGAAGCTGTTGAAGATAATCTTTATGACAGAATCTCAGCAAGATACACAAGAGCACTTGCACGTTCCATGGCAAACACTAAACAGGTGAAAGCAGCAAACGTTTTAAATAACGGTTTTGACAATAACTTCCCTGGTGGTGACGGTGTAGCACTTCTTTCTGACGCACACCCGCTTGTAGCAGGTACATTGAGAAATGAACTTGCAGTCGCTGCGGACCTTAATGAATCATCACTTGAGCAGTCATTAATTGATATTGCTGCTTTCACAGATGAGAGAGGTTTATTAATATCAACTCAAGGTAGAAAACTTATTATTCCTTCTGAGTTACAATTCGTTGCTGACAGATTAACTGAGTCTGCTTTCAGACCTGGTACTGCTGATAACGATGTTAACGCAACAAGAAATATGGGTATGATTCCTGAGGGATATACAGTAAACAACTACTTAACTGATCCTGATGCATTCTTCATTAAAACTGACATTCCTAACGGATTCAAATTATTCCAAAGAAGTCCAATTAGAACTTCAATGGAAGGTGACTTCGACACAGGTAATGTAAGATACAAAGCTAGAGAGAGATACTCATTTGGTTTCTCAGATCCTAGATGTGTATTTGGTTCACCAGGTGCGTAAGCATTAAATAACTAAATTAATAAGGGCGGTTGTCTTTGACTCCGCCCTTTTTTTATGCGATATTGAAATTCTAGCAAAAACAATCATGCACCACTGAGCTAGCAGACGGTATAGAGACTGCATGGTTATGGTCTATACAACCAAGG